CCCAGAATTCTTGGACCATACCAAGAATTATGTCGAATCTAGCAGACCACGAGCAAGTGAGAACTTACTCTGCCTACTGTTCGAGGAGACTTTGCGGATTGACAGACCGCATTGGGAAGCTTCCCGAATGCAATCTGGCTCCGGCGTTCCTGAAGGAGTTGAAACTCCCAGGTTTACCGGTTCCCCAGACACTGTATTTGAAGGCCACTAGGTGGCTCACACTCTCAGACCGGGACGAAGAAAGAGAATATGTTCCGGTCTTGATCTCTCATCTGATAACAGCGGTGTACGACGTCGTAAAATTCCTTCTCGGTCGCCAAATCACAAGAAAAGATATCCACTACATGGTGGGTGTCTATACTCTTCTAGCAATGGAAGGTCGACTCGAGAAAAGCTTTAAAGAGCACACGGCCTGGCTCGTTGCCAGAGCTATGGGCGACGTCGCACCTGAAGTACCCCCGACCGATGGAATTTCGGCCGGAAAAATCTTCTCCCCTCGCCTCAATCGCATCATCTGGATGCGCTGCGTCCTAAGGCGCCGTCCGCAAGACGTAAGTCTTGCACATTCGCTCTACCAGGTCAAACGCGTTGCTCCTCCCTTGGTCACTAAACTTGTAAACAAGGCTAGTGAGGAGATGCTCCGACGTGTAACAAAAGAAGAGGACGGCGAAGAACACATTATACTTAGGCGTCTCGAGGGTGAGATAGAGAGGACTGTGGACGAACTCGTAAAGAATGCGAGAGCGGAGCGTTGGACTGGGAATATCCGAGGACAACCCTTCCCTGCTCAGTCTGCTTCATATGAGCACGGAGTTCGTGAAGGAGGTCAACTCCACAGCCTCCTGGGTACTGGACACGGTCTCAATATTCCCCATCTCATAGCGATGATACAAAGGGGCCAGTACGTCTATCCCGTCTACGGATGGGATGAGAGCGTTGGGCCTAATCTTAAGAACGTGCTAGAGATGGTCGACTGCCCTGAGTTCTTACCGACTCGTCGGTCTCCTGTATTAGAGCCATTCAAGGTCCGCACCATTACGATGGGTCCTGCGCGACATTATTTTCGGGCTCGGCAAATCCAGGGGGTACTCTGGGATCTCCTAAAGGGATCTCGGAGTACCCACCTTCCTAACCGACCCATACAGGAGTCAGACATATCCTTCTTTGTTCAGAGGGCAGGGGATAGAATTTTCCCCGGGGAAGAAGCGCTATATGTGAGCGGAGATTACTCCGCTGCCACCGATAATCTTCGGCCTTCCCTGTCGATGACCTGTGTCAACCGCTTATGCGACCATCTTTCTCAATCTGGGTCCGCTCTTGATGCGGCCCACCCCCTCAGGATGCTCTTCCAGCGTGTTCTGGTCGGCCATGCTATCATGGACGGTAAGAGAGGGGAAGAATCCGAAGCCGGACGCCAATCATGGGGTCAGCTTATGGGCTCTCCTCTCTCTTTCCCGGTCCTCTGCATTATAAATCTTGCCGCCACCAGATGGGTGCTTGAACAGGTATCCGGACGTATCGTCAGTCTCAACCAGAGCGGGATCCTCGTCAACGGCGACGACATCCTATTCCGTATGCCCTATAGGGGCTACGCTTTATGGAATAGGGTTGTCACAGCCGCTGGCTTGACTCCTTCTCCGGGGAAGAATTTCGTCACGAGCCGGTACGCCGTTCTCAACTCGGAGGTCTACGACACTTCGAGTCGAACAGCAGACCCAGTCCCTTTTCTAAAGATAAACCTTATGTACGGGACTCTCGCACGTGGATGTGAGCGTAGGACCAGCGCCGAGCTCCTTTATGGAGATGATCTGGAGGCAGGAGGAACCTTGGGCCACAGGTGTCGCGCTCTCATAAAAGGCTTTAAGCCTGAGCAGCAAGACTACCTCATAACCCGGTTTATCCGTGCTTGTCAGCCTTTTCTTTCACAGGCTCCTGGCGTTTCATGGTTCCTACATCCAGCTTATGGGGGTATCGGCCTTCCTTCCGTACGAAGGCCCAGAATTGAGATCCACCACCTCCGAGTGGCGGCGTACCTTTCCTGTGGCGGTAAGGACCAGGCAGAAGCACAAGTCTTCATGCACTGGCTCAAACAGCCCAGTAAGGAGTTTAACCGCGCTACTCTATTACGCGCTATGGAGGTTGCCCGCGAATTACATGTTCCCACGGTCCAGGTCTCGCCTGAGGAGCTCAAAGAGGCTCCGGAACGGTTCGAGATACCTGTGAAGCAAGAACTCCTTCTCTCAGCTTTAACACTGGGGACTGAGTTCGAGGTCACGGACCAGGGTCAATCAGCACGATTGCGGGAGTGGAATAGATATTACCGGCTACTTGTCCGGCGGTCGCTGAAGACGTACGTTCGTGGATCCAAGGATACCACGGGGCTTGGCTTACATGCCATGGGTTGGGAGAAGGCTATGCGGGGTCCGAAGTTTAGGACCGTATTTGATTGGTCCGCCAGATCTGGCGGCTATTCGATGCTACGCAAGACCACTTCCTCCTATTCGCGCTGCCCATTTTCGTCGTCTTCTGAGAGTATCCTCCCTTCTGGGGGAGTGAGAGTGTGTTACAGCTTCCTCAATACACAATAGGGCACATCGAGAGTTTAGACAGCTGCGCTGCGATGTCTAGTAATTACGCGTTAGACCGGTCAATTCCGGCGCTGGCTTGCCAGCGGCGGGTTGTGTTCCGGGCAGACGTAACCTCTCCAGACCTAACTTCAAATGCCCCCCAGGTGTATTGATCTTTTCCGGCTTCGGCCGGAAAACTGGG